GCTCTTGGGAAAAGGGGTTCTAATTTTATAGAAGATAATGATGGCTCTTTTATTGTAGTTGGACAGGATGCTTTAGAAATAGCCATAGAAAGAAATGATATAGTTAAAAGGCCTTTGAGGAGAGGGGTTATTTCCCCAAAAGAAAAAAATTCATTGCCTATGTTGAAATTATTAATAGATAATATCATAGGTAAAGGTAATAATGATAAACTAGTATATTCTGTACCAGCTAAACCAATAGATGGTGATTTTGATATAGTTTATCATACTGAGATGATGGGAGTTTATTTAAAACAAATGGGATATTTACCACAGCCAATTAATGAAGCTTTTGCTGTAGCACTTAGTGAGTTATTGGAGGAGGAATTAACAGGAATTGTTATTAGCTTGGGGGCTGGATTGGTGAATACATCAGTGATACATCAAGGTGATCCATTAATTGAATTTAGTACTACTAGAGCTGGTGATTATATTGACATAGCTGTTGGTAATGCTTTAGATGTGTCTCCTAGTCTGGTGCAGTTGGAAAAAGAATCTGGTACAGATTTATTACAGCCAACAAACAAGATAATGGAGGCAGTCTCTGTGTATTATGGGAGTGTTATAAAATATTCTTTGGACAATATTATTTTTGAATTGGAAAAAAGAAAAAAAGAATTGCCTATTTTTAGAGAAGATATTTCTTTAATATTATCTGGTGGACTAGCATTAGCTTATGGTTTTGTGGAAAAAGTTCATGGAGTTATGAATAAATTAGATTTTCCTATAAAAATAAAAGAAATTAGAAAAGCTGTAAATCCATTAACTGCGGTAGCAAATGGTTGTTTATTGGCTTCACAGTTATAATTATCTAACCTCTCTAACTTATAGAAACTATGGAGAAATATAATTATGCCGTTTTTTAATAAATCTTCTATAGATAATTTGGTAACATGTCATACTGAATTGCAAAGATTATTTAATGAAGTAATAAAATATTATGATTGTAAAGTAATTTGTGGTTATAGAAATGAAATAGATCAAAATAAAGCGTATGAGTCTGGTAGTTCTACAAAAAAATATCCAGACAGTAAGCATAACAAAATACCATCATTAGCTGTCGATGTTGTTCCTTATTTTAAAAATGAACCACATATTAGATGGAATGATAAAAATAAATTTTATGAGTTTGGTGGTTATGTTCAAGCAGTAGCTAATATATTTATAATTAATATTCGTTGGGGCGGGAATTGGGATTCTGATGATGAATTATATGATCAAACTTTTTTTGATTTACCTCATTTTGAATTAATTTTATCATTATAGCAGGAGAATATAATATATGTATAATCCAGATATTCCAAAACAGTTTAATGTTCAATGGTATTTAACAAAATATTATGATGTTGCACAGTATATTATATTGCATTCCCTACCGAGTGATTGGGCTTGGGATCATTATGTAACATATGGGTTATGGGAAAAAAGAGAAGTAATTCCTTTTCCAGATGAATCCAATTTTTGTGCAGAAAACTATTTAAAAGTCTATCAAGATGTAGCATCCGACTCTTATTATAGTCAACATCCATATCAACATTTTAAAGATTTTGGTTTTGCTGAAGGAAGATTAGCTTGTCCTAAAATATCCCTCCCCCCAATTGACGCTTCCTTTCCAGCTAATTGGTGTTTTGCTCCACAAGAATATGAAGGATATCTTTTTTTTCCTTATTCTAATAACGGCGGTAGTGAGCATGGTGGTCATTGTAATATAATGGTTTATAATAATGGCTGGGCAATAAATTATCAAATGGGAAGTGGCACAGAAGATATTTGTAAATTGATTCCATATAAAGATAGGCTTTATGCAATTGCAGAGACATACAAATATTTTTCAATAAAAATGAATATCGGTTCTTCATGGATTCCTCAGTCAGCCGATCAGAAACCATATCCTGATTGTGTAAAAGAGATGGGACCAAAGCCTACTCAATATGGAGCATTTGATGCCTGTGTTTGTGGTGATATTCTTTATGTTCCGATTGCTGCTTATGATCAAAGTTATCCTTTGATTCTTTGGAAGCACGATGGTAATATATGGGAGAAAACCCCCCACGAATGGAGAGCAGACGATGAAAGACCAACTGGTTGGGCTTGTGGGAGTGACGGTGAAAATATTTTTGTCGGAATAGCTGGATTTGGAAGAGGATTAAATGATAATACTCGTTTTGATGGGATTTGGAGAATTGATAAATATGGAACTAAATATCATGAAGGACCAGGAATAAAAGCACAAAGTTTTATCATGCTTCCAAATGGTGAAATGCTTTGTGGGACAACTGGAGGAAATATTCATGCTAGAAGAGGAGGTACTTGGCCAATTGTATTTTCTACTGGATGTAAGTTTGTTTGTTCTTTGGCGTGGATTGATAATGAGTTATGGATTGGTGGTGATTATCCTGCAAGATTATTTAGGGCTCCAGGTTGGAATTTTCAATTAGTTAAGTCTTGGTTGGACGGGAGTTGTTATGTAGGATCTTTTATGAAACAGCCTGTTTATGCACACTATGAAAATGATAGGGCTTATATAGGTCGTATTTAAAATAATAGAGATAAATATGTATTAAAAATACATATTTAATGTATAAACTCATAAATATTGATGTTTTAGGGTGGGTGGTGGGTTTTTAATTAGATTTTTAATAAAAAATGTTATTTAGGAGGAATTTTATAATGAGTGAAAGAATTTTAGGAACTTGTCGTTGGTTTTCAAATGAAAGGGGCTATGGTTTTTTAGTATCTGATGATGAGAAAGATACTACGGAATATTTTGTCCATTTTAGTTATATTGATATGGGTGGTTATAAAACTATTCGTGCAGGTCAGAAAGTTTCATTTGAATTGGTAAAAACAGAGCGTGGTATTCAGGCTCAGAATGTAAAAATAGAAGAGTAGATATAAACATGTTTTTGTCTGAAGTTTTAATTGAAATGGAAACATTAAAGAGTAAAATATTTCAATTAGAGAAGTATTTGAAACAAGCAATTATTGATAATATAAATTTATATGAAGAAACTATAACCAAATTATTTGAGCTTATTGACAAATACAGAAGTCATCTTATATTAATTAATAAAGTTAATAATCAGGTGAATATTAATATAGGTGGTTCCAGTGTTAGTTTGGCTAATGCTATTTTGATATTAGATGCTTTGAAGCATAAAATAGAAATAATGGATTCTTTAATAGATGATTGTAAAGATTTTGAATATGGAACTAAATTGATGGATGAACGAAATGTTTTATCTTCTGATTTTAATGTAATATTTGGACAGATTAAATCTATAGAATGGAAAACAACAATTGATTAAAGATGTCTGGATAAAATTTAATGAGGAGGATATAGAATGTATTTGTGAATTTTGTAATGGGAAATGTGGAGATGGTGTTGGTTGTAAGGAATATATAATTAAATTGATAGAAGTTGATAGAACTGAAGAAGATTTATCGCCTTCTATAAATGATTTAAAAATTGAATTAAAAAAATTAAATAAGTATACGAAGCTGTTTGATAATAAAATAAATAAAGCTATAAAAAAATTTAAAATATAATTTATGATTGTTGGTTTTGTAATATTTTTTTACTAACTTAAAATAAAATTGGGTGTTTAGTTAGTACACCGTTGAAAGGGGATATTAAATTATGGTATTTAAAAATAATTTTATTGCTGTTATCAAGAATAGGGGTAGGATTTTAAGAGAAGATTCTAATAATGTAGTTAAATTACCTTTTGGAAGTGAGTATTCAATATTATTAAAAAATAAGGATTCTAGAAAAGCTGTTGCTCGTGTGGAAATTGATGGTGCAGTAGCTGCTTTAGGGGTTATAGTTTTTCCTAATAAATCTATGGAATTATTTGGATTTCTTGAGGGTTTACAAGTTAAAAATAGATTTAAATTTATAAAAAAGACTAAAGAAATTCAAAATCATAGAGGAGATAGAGTAGATGATGGTATTATAAGGATAGAATATAGATTTGAAGCTGAAAATAATTGGTGTTTTACTTTTACAGATCATTATATGCCTTATTATGTCCCGGATTATGTCTGTAAGCGGATTCCTAAAGAATTTACATATGCTGATGATACTTCTGCTGGTTCTACGCAAAAATTTTTTTCTTGTGATGGAGATGTTGCGTTTGCTAATTGTAGTACTAATCCAAGATCTGACGAGGGTATAACTGTTAAAGGTTCTCATACACATCAGAGATTTTTTTATGATAATGTTGATTTATTGGAAAAGTTTTCTTCTGTGATTATTATTAATTTAAAGGGAGATATAAAAGGTAAAGAAATATTAAGGCCTGTAACTGTGAAGACTAAATTTACTTGTCCTACATGTGGTAGAAGATGTAAATCTAATGTTAAATTTTGTGGTAATTGTGGTACTTATTTGTTTTAAAATTTTGTAAAAAATAATTACATACCGACAATCACAATTTTTCTTTTTGTATGTTAGTTAATAAAGTAATGGGTTTAGGAGGATTTATAGATGATAATAGGGATTGCAGGCCGGGCTATGGTAGGTAAAGATACGTTTGCTAAAATGATAGCTGAGGAATTAAATAAGGAATTTTATCCACCTTTTTTACTAATGGCATTTGCTAATGAACTAAAAATTAAATGTCAAAAAGATTTTGATTTGGATTATGAACAATTATGGGGGAAGGAAAAAGAATCAATTGATAATAGATATAAGAAATTAAATGAAGATTCTTATTGGACTGGCAGAGAAATAATGCAAGCTTATGGACAATTTTTTAGAAGTATTGATTATGATTTTTGGGTTAAGTTTCTATTTAGATTAATAGAAGAAAAGGAATATAAAAATGTTATAATTACAGATATTCGTTATAAAAATGAGGCTAATGCTATAAAAAGAAACGACGGATATTTAATAAAAATAAATAGAAATGTATTAAAAGAAATTCATGGAAATAATCATGTTTCTGAAACTGATTTGAATAATTATAATAATTTTGATTTTAATGTTATAAATGATAAATCTTTAGATGAATTGAAAAGGACTTCTATTTATGTAGTATCCATTATAGATAAACTCAATAAAAATAAAAATATAAATTTAAAAGGAGATTTAAAAAATGCCTGATTCTAAGAAAAAAAATTTTGATATAAGTATAATCCCAAATGAGATTATATATACTACTATTTCCAAATCGATTGATGGGTATAATTCAGCTAGAATAGCTGTGAAGAAGGCTGATAAAGAACATATATTTATTAGTTATGAGTGGGAAGGAGATTATATTCCTGATTTTGCTTTAAATTTAATGTCTTTTATGAAATCTAATAAGGTTGATGCGTCTGGTATTTGGCCAAACAAAAACGATGAATATGAGGAATATGCATATAAGAATTCCACACGTAATATTAAAATTTAAAAAAAATTAATATTTAGGAGGTTTATTTAATGTCAATTCCGATAGAAGAATATGCACTTCCTAGTTGGGTAACTACAAGAGAAAGATATCCAATAACAGAAGATATAAATTATAGATATAGAAATTTAACTATTAATCCTAGAACAAATATTGGTAGATATGCTGGCGGAGGAGAGTATGGTTGGAAGGCTCCAGGCTATAATCCGAATCATAACTCAGTTTCTATAGAAAGGATTAGTATTGATGTTGATACTAGTAATACCACATTTAGATCTCGTTAATATTTAACAAGGAAAAGGAAAAAATTATGAATTTTGAGGATAAAATAAAAACATTTGAAGATGAGTTAGCATTAATATTTAATGAGCAAATAAAAGAATTTACTAGATTATGTTTGGTGGCTAGCCCAGATTATTTTTTTGAAAATTGTCCTGCTTCTACGAGTGGAAAATATCATCCATTAGATGAGTTGGGCGCTGATGGTACTATATTGCATACTAAAAAAGTAGTAACTGTAATTTATGAATTATGTAGGGCACTGGATTGTGAACAGCGAAGGGATGAAGTTATTTCTGCGGCTATAATTCATGATTTAAGAAAACAAGGGATGGATAGAAGTGGTCATACTGTAAAAAATCATCCTTATTTGGCTGCTGAACTTATAGATGAAGTTCAAGCTGCTACTGGTATGTTATCGGATGTATCTTATAATATTATTAGAAATTGTGTTAATTATCATTATGGTCTTTGGAGCTCTGATAAATCAAGTAAATCATTAGATAATTATACTAGAGAGGAGTTGTGTTTATATCTATCGGATTATATAGCTAGTAAAAGACAGATTAATGTTAATTATAAAAGATGAGGATAGGAGGATAAAGAGTATATAATTGAATGATAATTTTAAAAATGAAAATATAGGAGAATTATCTCCTGGTGCTACTGATAGGCGTTATTTACCAAAAGGTGGGGTACGTAAACATAGAGATAGAATACATAAAGAAAGTAAATTTGCTGATAATTATAAAAATTTATCTTTTAAATTTTCTAAGCCAAAAAAGTCTAGAAGGAAGTCAACACATTTAAAATGTAATGCTTGTGGTAGGTTATTTTTAGGTTCTGAAATTACAGTAGGTATTATATGTCCTAAGTGTAAAAAATTTTCTACAGCCTCTAAAGTGGAGGCCTGATGAATACCAGAACTATTATTGGACACGGTAAGAGAGGTAGGCCTACTGGTTTTAGATTAAGTGAAATAACAAAAAGAGCTATAAGTGCTTCTAAACTTGGTCAGAAACATAAAGAGGAAACTAAATGTAAGATATCTAAATCTTTAATTATGTATTTTAAAAGGAAAAATCCACTATCTGCTGAATTAATTAATATGTATTCTATTTTTGATGATATTGAATTGTCTGATTGGTTATATAATACTGCTGATGAATTAAATTCTTCTTTAGATATAAAGACTTTAAAAACACTTAGAAATGTTAGAAAAATAGAATTATCTGTTGGTAAAGATATTGAATATTATAGTCATGCAATTACACCAGAAACAATATTTCTTTTTAAAGAAGCTTGTGAATTAACTGGTAAAAATCCTGATGAGATGATAAATGAACCATGGGCACAGTAAAAAAACCTAAAAAAGTTCTTAAAGAATTAGTGCCGGTAAATGATATATTTAATGAGGAAGAGGCTATTTTATATAATGATTTAGTAGATGTTTATTTAAATGATTTTGAAAAAGATGAACTAACCGCTAGTGATATAGATGATATATTAGATTTGGCCAAAAATAGAATTTTTGAATTTAGATTATTAAGAGAAAGTAAAAATAGTGTTGCTAAGCAGATAGACACCTCTTCTACTCTTGAAAAAATAAAAAAGGAAAATAAAACTTTAAAAGAAAATTTATCCACTAGAAGAAAAGATAGAATAAATCCTAATGAATTTAAAGGATTTTCGATAGTGGATTTGGCAGTAGCTTTTGATGAAAAAAAGAAAAGACATTTATCAGAAAAAATTCGTAAAAATAAGGAAGAAGAACATAGTATAATAGAACAGAGACACGGCTACTCTGGAAATAGATATGATATAGAAACTAATTCCACACAAGAAGATAAGGATAATGGGTAAAGTATCAAAAAATTTAGATATTATAATGGATCAAGGCAGTGAATTAATTAAATTTTATAGAGATAACCCGTGTATAGCAGCCTATGAATTACTAGGTGTTGATCTAGCTCCAATACAAAGATTGGTTTTTGAAGATATGTGGTTTAGAAGTTATGCCATTGTTGTTGCTTCCAGAGGATCTGGTAAAACTTATTTATTAGGATTACTAGCTACATTGAGTAGTTTATTATATCCAGGTTATAGGGTTGGTTTAATTGGCCCTGTATTCAGACAAAGCATATTATTAAATTCAAATAATCATGATATATTTTGGACTTCTTCTGGTATGAAATCTAATACCAAAGAATTTTATGAGTCCGTTATTCCAGGGATTACGCAAATACAATCATTAGAAACACAAAATACTATTTTGAGTAAGTGGCAAAACAACGAGCGGGCTTGTAGATGGATAAAAACAACAAAAGGTTTTGAATTATCTGGTACTGTAGATCATGCAGTTCTTATTCTTAATGATAATTGTGAATTGGAATTTAAGGATTTACAAAATATAACTAATAAAGATTATATAGTTATAAAAAAGGGATTTAATTATTTTGGGAATAATGATAGGATATCTGATTTTAAGTTCATAGATAAAAATAACTCTATTAATAAAATAAACATTCCTAATACCATAACCACAGATTTAGCCTATTTATTAGGGTTGCTTTGTGGTGATGGGTGTATAGAAAATTCTGATAATGAAAAAAAAGATTATTTAGTATGTTTTTATAGTGCCGATATAAATCTCATAAATACTTATACAAATATTGTAAATAATATATTTGATTATAAAGCTGTGTTCAAAAAAATAAGAGAAGTAAATGGTGTTTTTAGAGTAGAAATACATAATAAAATGCTTTGGTATTTTTTTAAACATATAGGAATGATGGATAAAACAGCATCTGAAAAATGTATTCCTGATATTATAAAAAAGGCAAATAAAGAATGTTTTTGTTATTTTATAAAAGGTTTAATGGATACAGATGGTTGTTGCTATACTATAAATAATAAAAAATATAAGTCATGTACCATTGAATATACCTCTGTTAGTAATAAATTATGTAAAGAATTACAGGGTGTTTTATTAAACATTGGTATTTTTTCGGTCATCAGGATTAAGGATTTTGCCCATAAAATAAAATTTCCTGGAAGATGTAAAACGTCCAATTGTAAAGAATGTTATGCTTTAAGAATAACAGGAATTGATAATATAAAGAAATTTAAGGAATGTATTGGTTTTGCTTTGGATAGAAAACAATTAAAACTAGATGATTATTTACATAATATAAAAAAAGAATGTGATTTTAGTAATGTTGTTCCTAATACACGAGAGCTTGTAAGAAGACTTGCTGTAATGTGCCAAACACACATCAAATCAAAAGTATCACATCTATCTTTAGATTATTATACAAACAAATATAAAAAATATAGACAAACAGATTTTTGTGTTTTTAAAATAAAACAATTGCTTGAATATGCTGATGAAATAAATTTTAAAAACGATGACTATATTAAATTAAAAAAAATTATTGATTTAGATTTACATTTTGTAAAAATGGTTGAATCTTATTATTTTTTTGCTTCTACAATAGATGTTGAAGTTGAAAAAGAATCTTGTTATTGGGCAAATGGTTTTATAAACCACAATTCAAAAACTATTTTTTCTGAAATTGAAAGAATGTATTCTAAATCTACAATATTACGGGATGCTTGCGCAAAAAAACCAGTTCGTGGTTCAGATACCTGTTATCTTAGATTTAAATCTGTAGGTGGTGTGAATAGTTCATATATAGAGGCACTACCTTTAGGTATTGATGGTTCTAAAATTAGAGGGTCTCGTTTTTATTTATTGTGTGTTGATGAGTTGGCACAAGTTCCAGATAAAATTGTAGATTTGGTATTGAGACCGATGACAGCCACTGTTTTAGAACCAATGGAAAATGTAAGAAAGTTAGAAAAACAAAAAAAATTGATAGAATCAGGGTTGGCCATAGAAGATGATTTTGATAGCGATTCAATAAATAAAATAATTATGACTTCTTCTGGATTTTATAAATTTAATCATATGTGGAGACGTATGATGGATTATTGGAAACAGATGGATGTTCATAAAGAAAAATCTAGTTATATAGTGTGGCAAATACCATATACAGATTTGCCAGAGGGATTTCTAGATAGAAATAATGTTGAAGAAGCTAAACGTGTTATGTCTGATCATGAATTTAAAATGGAATATGAAGCTAAAATGATATCTGATTCAGAAGGATTTTTTAAAGCCTCATTATTAGAAAGTTGTACATTAGGAAGTGGTTTTACCATAGAAACTAATGGAACTGTTGGTTATAATTATATACTTGGCATAGATCCTAGTCAAGGAGGAAACGCTAGTTGTGGTATTGTTGTTTTAAAAATGGGTAAACAAAATAAAATTGTTAATATTCTGGAATTGAAAAAGAAAACTACCCAAGAATTAACTAATATTATACAATCATTGTGTGATTCTTATAATATAATAAGATTATTTATGGATAAAGGCGGCGGCGGAAAAGCTATAATGGATTTATTGGAAGAGGGATACGATGGGCATGAGCCTATAATTGATAGAGGTGATGTTGATAAGTTATTATTAAAAGGAAGACACATTTTAGAAATAGTTAATTTTAATCCTAATTGGATATCTGATGCTAATTTTACAACCTTATCTATGTTAGAAGATAAAAGTATTATTTTTCCTGAGCCACCACTAACATCAATAGATATTTTGGAAGAGCTTTATATAAATGTTAGAAAATTAAAAGGGCAAATGTTAAACATAGTAGTTACTCAAACACAAGGTGGTGCTTTGCATTTTGATACTCCAAAAAAAGGACAAAATAAAGATTTATATTCAGCTTTAATATTAGCTGCTCATGGTGCTAGGTTGGTATCCAAAGAGTTGGAGGAAGAAGCTGCTCCAATATTACACAATGATTCAGGTTTTGTGAGAGAGCATTCCCCAAACGCAACTTGGAATTTATTGACTTCTATTTCTAAAGATAATAAATCATATTTTACAGCATCATCTGATACATCTGCTGCAATATTAAAAGGTAAAAGAAGAATTAAATAATTAACTAACCTTTTGTTTATTAGATATATTTTTAAAGTATTATAAATAATTTGATTTTTGTAACATCTGAGGAGGATATAAATGAGTGGAGATATAGATTTTATAGCAACAAATTGGTGGAATCCTATAGAAACTCCTTTATCTGGTACTAATTGTTGGCAAATGGATTATACTAGACATAGAAGTGGCCCTTTGCCTTATGCTTCTCCAGACGAATTAATTGGTAAAAAAGATTACCAAAAATACATTTTAACTACATCTGATCCCACAACAGTTTCAGGAGATGCAGGAAGTATATTAATATAAGAGGTTTTTTATAATGACTAGTAAAAAAATTAATGATATAACAGCTGATTTAAAAAAAAAATATCCTGAGTTGGGATTAAAAGCTTTGGAAATAGATAAAGACAAGGGAACTTCTGTTTTTTATCTGGAGCCAAAAGCCAAAACATTGGCTTTTTTAGAAAAAGGGGGAGTAATACCAAAAACAAGATCAGCTAGTGCGTCGGTAATAACTAGAACTACATTAGATAGAACTTTTTTGGATTTAGCAAAAAAAGATCCTATGTCTATGGCAGCTAGTGATGTTTTTAAAGCAGCTATTACTTATTATTATACAGATCCTCTGGTAGGTTCTACTATTAATTTATTAAGTAATTTAGCATGTAAAGGTTTTGAGAATGATATAGATGATGATGATATTCGTTATTTTTTTGATATGTGGGCTTTTGATGTTAAATTTTTAGAAATATTAGAATGGATCTTTTTAGATTTTTTTAAAACTGGACATGTAACTACATATAAGGTTTTAGCTAATTATCAACCTAGAGTTTCTTATATTTCTCCAATTCCTGGAAAAAAAATTAAAAAAGTTGATAAAGTAAGTAGTGATTTGGCAGCTAAGAAAAAAATATGGTCTAAAAATAGCTTACCAGCTGCTTACACTGTATTAAATCCACTGCTTGTTAATATAGAAGGAAATTTACTTTTTGATAAAGTTAATGTATCTTTAAAACCACCCGATGAATTAAAAAAACTGATTTCTAAAAAACCAGGAGATTTAACTATTGAAGAAAAGGATTTAATAAAATTGTTGCCTGCTGATTTTAGGGCTGCTATAAAAGAAGGAAAAGATTATATATTAGATTCTAGGTTGGTAGGATTTATAACATATAAAAAGATGCCTTATGAAAGATATGCTAAACCTAGAATTTTTAGAATATTTGATTCATTAGAATATAAAAAAAGTTTAAAAGATGCAGATATTAGTACTTTAGATGGTATAACAAATTATATATTAAAGATAACTATAGGAAATGATGAATATCCAGTTACTTCTCAGACTGAATTATCAGCGGTGGCAGAATTATTTAATACGCCTGGAAAATCGTTCGACGTGATATGGAATCATACTCTTAAGGTTGAAAAGATAGTATCTCCAGAAATAGGTACTATTTTAGGGCAAGAAAAGTATAAACAAGTGAATGAAGATTTAACAGGCGGTCTAGCTATTTCTAGAGCTTTAATAGATGGGGCATCTGATTTAAGTGTTGCTACAGCTCAGCTCTTAATAAAAGGTTTGCAAGAAGAAATATCCTATGCTAGAAATCAAGTAACTCGTTGGATATATAATGAATATAGACAAATAGCCGAAGCTATGAAATTTGATAGATTTCCTAAGATTAGATGGGATGATAGTGTACTTAGAGATACTATAATGTATATGGGTATATTATCTCAATTAGTGGATAGAAGAATGCTAAGTTATAGAACTGCGTTGGAAGAATTAGGATTTGACTATTCTACTGAGTTGTCTACTATGGAAAAAGAATTTCCGCTTGTAAAATCTGGTATATTTGGAATAATAGGATCTCCATGGCAAAAAGCTAAAACACAACCAACTCAAGGTGGTCCTATTGGAGCGCCATCTGATGGTAGGCCTAAAGGCAAACCAGCAAAAACTAAACAACTACAAACACCTACTAAAAAAAATCAAACTAAATTAAAAAAGACTACTAATCCACAAAAAACTACTGATCAAAAAGTAGCATCTTTAGAATCTGACGATATAGAATTAGATAATACTGAAAACAATGAGTGACTTTGGTATAATATATAAAGTTACTAATTTGATAAATAATAAAATTTATATTGGACAAACTACTGGTAGTTTAGAAAAAAGAAAAATTAAACATATAAGCTGTGCTAAATTAAATAGTAATATTTATTTTCATAAAGCTCTGAATAAGTATGGTATAGGTTCTTTTGATTGGGAAATTTTGGAAAATTGTGAATTTAAAGAAGAACTAGATGAAATGGAGTTTCATTATATAAAACAATATAATTCTATGGTCCCTAATGGCTACAATTTAACATTAGGTGGAGAAGGAAGTTTAAATAGAAGGCAATCAGAAGAAACAAAAAGAAAGATATCAATTTCAAAAACTGGTAAAAAATTAAGTATGGATCATAGAAAAAAATTTTCGATGATGAGAAGTGGCGTAAAGAAGTCGAAAATACATATAGATAATGTAGCGTTGGCTAAAAGTCTTTATTGGAAAATAACTTTTCCATCTGGAGAAGAAAGTATTATAAAGAATTTAAGTAATTTTTGTAGGCAGCATAATATAAGTGATCGGGGAATGTGGCTGGTT